CCGCTCCAGGAACAACAACGAGAACAGCACCATGCAGCTGACCGTTGACGAGGAGGGCATGAGGATCCGCGCCAACCTGGACGTCGAGAACAACACCGACGCCCGCTCCCTTTATTCAGCAATCGAACGCGGGGACATCTCCGGGATGTCCTTCATGTTCGTAGTTGATAACGACAAATGGGACGACATCGACACCGAACACCCCACCCGCACGATTACCGGTATCAAGCGGGTCCTGGAAGTCTCTGCCGTCATCTTCCCAGCCTATTCCCAGACGTCCCTGGAAGCCCGCGGCCTTGCCGAAGCGCTGGAGAGCGCAAAGGCATCACTGGAGAGTGCAAAAGCCGAGGCGAGAGAGATCGAACGGAAGAAGCAGAAAATCCGCATCCTTTTGGAGGTCCAGTAATGGAACTGAAGAACATGACCGCCGAAGAGCTGCTCGAAAGAAGGTCCGCCATCGCCGGCGAACTGGACGACGAGGGAGCTGACCTGGACGCCCTGGAGGCGGAGGCCAGATCCATCAACGAGGAGCTGGAGGCAAGAAGAGCCGCCGAAGCCCAGAAGGCCGAGATCCGCGAGGAAGTGGCCAACGGCGCCGGCAAAACCACCGAAACCATCGAACCCATCGAGGAGAGAAAAGTTATGACCAACGAAGAGATCAGGTCCACCCACGAGTACAACGTGGCTTGGGCCAACTACATCAAGACCGAAGACGACCGCGAAGTCCGCGCCCTGCTGACCGAGAACGGCTCCGGAGATCTGCCCGTCCCCACCTACGTGCAGGACCGCATCCGCACCGCCTGGCAGCGCAACGGCGTCATGGACCTCGTCCGCAAGGTCTACATCAAGGGCAACCTGAAGTACGGCTTCGAGCTGTCCGCCACCGCCGCCACCGTCCACACCGAAGGCACCTCCGCCATCGCCGAGGAGTCCCTCGAACTGGGCGCCGTGTCCATCATCCCCGCCAGCATCAAGAAGTTCATCCGCATCTCCGATGAGGCTCTGGACCTCGGCGGCGAGGCTTTCCTGGACTACATCTACGACGAGCTGGCCTACCAGATCGCCAAGAAGGCCCAGCAGGAGCTGCTCAGCAAGATCACCGCGCTGACCGCCTCCGCCGCGACCAACGCCGTCGGCGTCGGTGTCGTTGCCGGCACCCCCAGCCTCGGTGTCATCGCGCAGGCTCTCGGCACCCTGTCCGACGAAGCGGTCAACCCCGTCATCGTCATGAACAAGGGAACCTGGGCGCAGTTCAAGGCTGCCCAGTACGCCGGCAGCTACGCCATCGACCCCTTCGAGGGCCTGGACGTCCACTTCGACTCCAGCCTGAGCGCCTACACCTCCAGCCTCGCCACCGGCACCGCGTGGTGCGTTGTTGGTGACTTCGGCGCCGGCGCCCTCGCCAACTTCCCCAACGGCGACGAGATCCGCATCAAGTTCGACGACCTGACCTACGCCGAGAACGACCTGGTCAAGATCGTCGGCCGTGAGTACGTGGGCCTCGGCGTTGTTGCCGACCACTGCTTCGCGAAGATCACGAAGTAAGATAGCGCACTGTAGGAGGGGCTGCTATGAAGACCATAATCGCTATTCCGTGCATGGACATGGTCCACACCGAGTTCATGCGTTCACTGCTTCAAATGAAGCGCGTAGGAGACGAGGTGGGCTTCGTCATAAGCAGCTCCTCTCTCGTCTACGATGCCAGGAACAACCTGGCAAAGCAGGCAATCGAGAACGGCTTCGACCGGATCCTGTGGCTGGACTCCGACATGTCCTTCAAGCCTGACCTCATGGCCCGGCTGATGGCGGACATGGACGAGAACAACCTTGAGATCGTGGGCGGGATCTATTTCGCCCGCAAGGCTCCGGTCGTGCCGGTGTGCTACCAGAAGGTGGGATACTTCCACAACGAAGAGACCGAGGAGGTCACGCCCGCCGCGCTGAACTATTACGACTACCCGCAGGACCAGCTCTTCCCCGTTGAGGGAATCGGCTTCGGTGCCGTGCTGGTAAGTGTCGACCTCGTCAAGAGGGTGCAGGATAAGTTCGGCCTTCCCTTCAGCCCGATCCTGGGCTTTGGGGAGGACCTGTCCTTCTGCATCCGGGCGAGGGACGTAGGCGCGACGATCATGTGCGACTCCTGTGTAAAGTGCGGCCACGTCGGCCAGTACATCTTCGACGAGGCGATGTACGCCCACCCCAAAGACAAAGAGCAGAAAGAAGGCTAAAGACAAATGGCTATGCTTGATCAGGTAAAGCTCGCGCTCCGGCGCGCAGAAACAACTGCATACGACACGGAGATCCGCGCCCTCATCGGCGCCGCCTGCCAGGATTTGAGCATCGCCGGCGTCCAGACCGCTACATTCAGCTCGGCTTCCTCCTACAGCCCTGGTGATCGCGTGGTGTACGGCGGAGAGTACTTCGTCTGCACCACGCAGACCACCGCAGGCGAGGAGTTCGACGTCACCCAGTGGCAGCCGGACTTCCTGTTCCAGAGGGCGGTGGTGACCTACTGCAAGGTCCACTTCGGTGAGACCGACGAGTGGGACAACCTCAAATCGTCCTACGACGAACAGAAGGCGCAGCTGCAGATGAGTACGCCATACACGAACTACGGCGATTATGCCGGCATAAAAACAGCACTTGGAGGCTCCAATGTTTGACACTGGCCTGCTGACGCTGTGCCTCAAGACCACCGCATCCTCCAACGGAGCCATGCCCGTGGAAACGCTCTCCCAGTACGGCCGGGCGTTCTACGGCGAGCGCACGGTATCCTACTCACGGATGTACGAAGCCAGAGGCGCGGACTGTCAGATCGACAAGCTCGTCCGGGTGCCGTTCGACACGCAGATCCGGCCGGACTCTTACGTCATCCTTGAGGGTGGCGATGAGTACCGGGTGGACGCGGTCTCGCCGGTCATCGTCCGGAGAGATGTCCGGGCGGTTGAGCTTACCCTCATCCGCCTCGACGAACTGCTGGATCTGGAGGTGACGACATGATGTCCTTGCAGAGCAAACTCCAGTACGTGGGGGAGGCTTTCGCGGCGGCCGTCGAGAAGTCGTACCACTACTTCAGGCCGGCAGATAACTGGCCCTGCCTGGTATGGCAGGAAGACGGCGAGGGAGATTCCTTCCACGCCGGCAACTGCAAGGCCGAGCAGGCCATCCACGGCACCGCCGACTACTACACCCAGGAAGAGTACGATTCCGCGATTGACGCCATCCAGGAAGCCCTGGAGGGCATCATGGCGGGCTGGTCTCTCGCTTCGGTGCAGTACGAGGAGGACACCCGTCTCATCCACTACGAGTGGGAATGGACGGTCGCCGAAGTACACGAGGAGGAGAACGATGGCTAGCGTAGTCGTTGGCGCTGACTCCTGGATAAGCTCGATTGAGAATCTGGCGGCGGGCGCAGACTCTGCCGCCTCTCTCGCCGTTTATGGGGGAGCGGCAACAATTGCCGACGGGATCCGCGAGGCCATCAACAAGATACCCGCGCAAAGCAGTGACGGGAAGCACCGCAGAGGCGTTACCGACGCCGAACGCCAGGGACTGCTGGACGGGCTGGGCGTTGCCCAGCACAAGCGGTCCAACGGCGTGGTGGAGACCAAGATCGGCTTTGACGGGTATAACTCCTACGTGACAAAGAAATATCCGAAGGGACACCCGAACAGCATGGTCGCGAGATCCGTGGAGTCCGGGACGTCCTGGCTACAAAAGACTCCGTTCATCGCGCCAACCGCGCGCCGGCTGAAGAAGGACACGGTGGCGGCCATGCAGGCGGAGCTAGACGATTACATCCGACAGAAGGAGAAGTAAAACATGGCAGCAGGAAAAGTCCTTACCGGATTCTCCAAGCCTTATGTCGCGAAGTATTCCTGCACGAGTGGCACCGTCACCTACTCCAGCGGCCAGATCCTGGCCCGCGGCGTGGACATGACCATTTCCCCGGACACTTCCGATGACAACAAGTTCTATGCCGACAACCAGCTGGCGGAGAACGCCGGTGGACAGTTCACCGGTGGCACCCTCTCGCTGACTGTTGACGGCCTGCTGGACACCGCCGAGAAGTTCGTCTACGGCCTCGGCAGCGCGTCCGGCAACTGGTACGCCTTCGACGACGACATGAACCCGCCCTACATGGGCTTCGCGGCGATTGCCCGGTACATGAGCGACGGCGTCACCACCTATACTCCTGTCGCCCTGACCAAAGTCAGGTTTAAGCCCCTCGAACTTTCCGCTTCCACTCAGGAAGAGGAGATCGACTGGCAGACCCAGGCGATGGAGGCGACCATCTTCCGCGACGACAGCGCCAAGCACGTCTGGAAGAAACTCGGCACCCCGCAGACCACCGAGGCCAGCGCGGAGGCCGCCATT